GAACAAACCAAAGAAAGAAGCGAAGAAATCACAATCAGATGAGTTTGATTATGGAGAGTACGCCTACCTAGCCCAGAAAGGAATAGAAAGCGATGAAGACATTGCTTTCGTCCGAAACGGAATGGAAGAATCAGGCAAGAACCTACGCGACGTACTAAACGCCAACTGGTTTAAAGCAGACCTAGCAGAACGACAAGCCCTAAGCAAGACAGATGCAGCAGTACCCAAAGGAAGCCGAGCCAACACAGCCGCTACAGACGATGTAGCATACTGGTCAGCTAAGCCAATCGAAGAAGTGCCCGCTGACATGCGGCTAAAGGTAGTCAACGCTAAGAGAGCTAAAGAAGAAAACCAAGGCAAGTTCTACAACTCATAACAAACCATTTGATTGCTTAATTAACTAAACAATCAATAAAATGGCCATCATACCTTCAATTGAAATCGAAACAACATTGCAAGAGCGACTAGATGCTCCTACAGTTTGGAAAGATATTCTAAAAGTAAAGTACACAAACACAGGTATTCTAAAGAACCCGTACCTATCAGACTCAGTAGTCTACACAGGAACACGAGGAACTGGATACGACTCAACAGCAGTAGCGACTAACGATGACTCAGTGACTATCAACACATACGTTGGTACTTCACAGCACATCGATGACGCTGACCTAGCCCAAAAGAGCTTCTCTGATTTCATGGAAATCGCAGAAAACATGGGAACTATGTTGAACGAAAAGGTAGAAACACAAATGCTTGCTGAGCACGCACAGTGGACAAACTTCGACAACGCATCTATCGGTGGGTCAGCAGGTAACATCACAGTTGCAACTTCAAACATCAAAACGATCATCGGAGCTATGAAGACAGCTATCCGAACAGCAGGTGGTGGAGACATGCTTGCACGAAACGGTGGATTCATCGTATGGCGAGAATCAGACTACGAAAAGGTAGAAGCTCTTGCATCAGCAGAAGGATTCAACACAGCAGATGCAGTACTAAAGTCTGGTATCTCACAAGTAAACGGAGGATTCGTTTACCTAGGTATCACGCACTACAGTTCATCAAAGCACGCAGCTGGACACGTGTTCGGAGGTGTAAAGCAAGCGTTCATGTTAGGTATCGTGAAAAGCACATACGGACGAGTGAAAACTATTATCAACCCAGTTGTTTCTTCAAAGCAAATCTCAGGTGTTGGTCTAGAATCACGAGTTGACAACAAATTCGTTGCATGGACAAAAATGGTACCCGTACTATTTGACATCCTAGTAGCTTAGCTATTGTTTCAAGACCTTACTTCGGTAGGGTCTTGTGTACAGTAACTAATTAAAAAATATGGTATTCAGTGACGTAACAAACAACCTAGGAATCGTACAACAAGCTCGTGCAATGATGCGTGTTGATGCTACCCAGTGGCCAACGTACCAGATTGTAAACAGTTGTAACAACTACCTAGACACAATCACTGGCTACGCTATTGGTGCAGACCGACTCTTTCAGTTTGACGACACTAATCATAGCAAGCTACCTATCGGTACTACAGACGTTACCGCAGGACAGAAAGACTACAGCTTCTTAACTGACGAACAAGGCAACTCAATCCTTAACCTCTTGCGCATCGACATGCTTGATGAAGCTGGTAACTGGGTGAAGCTCCGGACTATCGACGAAGCACAGATAGAAGTGGCCCTAGATGAGTTTGAGGACACACAAGGAGAGCCAATCTACTACGACAAGATAGCTGACAACATCATTCGACTGTACCCGACACCAGACATAACGGTATCATCTGGACTCAAGTTCTACTTCCAACGCTCAGCCTCATACTTTGATGCAAACGACACAACGAAAGAACCAGGTGTATCACCTTTGTTACACCGAGGCTTTGTTATCGCAGCAGCCTACGATGGAGCTATGACACTAGGACTAGACAGCCTATCAGCACTGTCAAACGAGTCACTCAAAGAGGAGATGAAAATGAAGCAAACCTTTGATAACCGTAATACAGATAGTGTGTCAGTAATGATGCCTCCGTACCTTGATTCCCGATAGCCATGATTAACAAAGATAAACCATCTAACTCAACACCAGTTTACCTAAACGTAGGCAGCGGCTTTACATTCTTAGTAGGCGGAGGGTATAGATTGCTTATCAACTCTATCTCAGGAGCCTTCCTGAATAAAGACAAAGCATCTATCGGAGCAACCTGGGCAACCATCAGCACAACCTACTCCACAGAGACACGAACTTGGCTGGCCGTGTCACAGTTGATAGGGAACACAGCAAAGCCAACCACGTCATTAACTAACAAATCTAAACCAGCATAATATGGCATCAATCACAATTATCCAACCAACAGACTTGATTACAGACAGTCAAGCTGATTTAAATAACAATTTTGCCGCTTTAAACTCAGACAAAATAGAAACTTCTTTTATTGACACAGACACGACACTGGCTGCAAACAGCGACTCCAAAGTAGCCACTCAAAAAGCAGTAAAGGCGTATGTAGACGCTGGCGGTAATGTTAATGCAACTACAGAAAAAAAAGGTATTGTAGAGATAGCTACACAAACAGAGGTTATCAACGGCACAGACTTAGGAAGTACAGAAGCTAATTTAGTAGTGTCCCCATCTAGCATGAATACTCAAATTAACGCTATTATAGCAGCCAGCAGGTCTGCTGGGATAACTACTCACGATACAGCAACTACAACAACAACCCTTATTGCTCATGGATTAGGGGTTGTACCGTCCTTAGTCAGCGTTAAATCACACTTTGCTTCCACGTCTACTTTATCCACTACAGAGGCGGTTATTGTTTTGGGTACCACACATTCAATATACGCGGTACAAGAGGCAACAACTGGAGCTAATGGCGAAGGATTTAGAATATATTCTGATGGTTCAGACCCGGACTACACAACTGCTACAGTTACCGTCAATGACACTTACATATCTTTAACATGGGTAAAAACAAACACCCCCACAGGAAACGCACAATTATTATGGGTAGCGCAAAAATAATATGAGTAAAACACTAGAATACAATTTCAACAACTTCTCAGGCGGTATCAGCGATGACCCCAGAGAGCAGAACCCCACAAAGTTCCAATCGGCACAGCACTTTGATGTATTCTCACAACCCAATCGACTTATTCCCTACCGTTCATTAGAGTCGGATGTAGATGATGGCACCGCAGTGTCAAATAGCGGCTCTACAAGTCCTAACACATCCTCTTCTGACCCTGAAATCGGCTCTTTAGCGTGGGCTGACACCAATAACTCTCTGTCAAGTAACAACACATACACAACGACTACCGACTTAGGAAACATTGTCGTGGTTGACAGTTACGCAGAGGGCAACCAAAGCTCACTATTTGCTTTACGTGCTGGTGGTTTTACTACGAGAGTAGCTCAAAGTTTTACAAACACAAGTGCATCAAATTTAGAAAGTTCTAAGTTTTTCCTAAAAAAGGTTGGTTCACCCACAGGAAACATTTACGCCAAACTATACTCACACACAGGAACTTTTGGGACATCAGGTCGGCCAGACACATTGTTAGCAACTTCAGAAGCTCTAGACATATCTACACTAACTACTTCTTATGCGTTGTCTGAATTTATATTTTTAGGCTCAGAAAAGTATGCTATGAGCGCGTCAACTAAATATTCTATATCAATAGAATACAACACTGGGACTGCTGACAGTGACAACTACCTTGCTGTCGGCAGTGACAATACAAGCGAATCACACACAGGAAGCGCGTCGATATACGTGGGTACTTGGGCAACCACGGTAGGTGATTTAATATTCTACGTGTACGAGGGACTTTCTTTCACTGAGAACTCTGTGAAATTAGTTAGAGGTAGCTCTGTACAAGGTAACAACAAATCGACAGGTGCAATACTACCCGCTACTGACACCTATGTAACTTACGGTGGTGAGACAGATACTTGGGGATTAAGTTTATCTAGAAGTGATGTTAACGACCCAAATTTTGGGATAGTCTTTTCTGTTAAAGGAGTGTCTATATCACACTACCTAAAGGTCACAAATTTTGGGTTTTCTGTACCCGTTGGGTCTGCAATTACAGGAGTTAAAGTAGATGTTGAACAAAAAGCATCTGTCACTGTCGCCTCAATAGACCATGTCCGCATCACTGTATATTACGCAGAAAACCTGCAAAGATACTTCGCTCAAGACTTCCTCTACGCCTCTGCATCATCTAAATTGTACGCTTTAGGACAGACTGGAACAGGTAACACCAAGATTCTACAGAAAGCAGACGCTACTACAGGGCTTTGGACTAAGCCAGCCAGCTCAGAAGGCAATGGCTCCGTGCGTAATGGCTGCCTAGTAGAGTATAAAGACTACCTATGGGGCTTCCAGGGCAACACACAGGTGTTTAAATGGGGATTACTATCTGGCACACCAACTATCACTAACAGTGCTGGTACAGTCGATGCCATCACCTCTGTAGCACAGGGTTTAATTGCTAAAGACGATAATCTCTACCTGCCATATAATAATAAAATAGCTAGAGTGAATCCAGGCGGTACAGTACAGAACGACGTGCTTATTCTACCGTCTAACTTTAAGATTACGTCTATCGCCAACTACGGTAACTACTTAGCAATAGGTTGCGCTCCTGTATCTACCTTCAACGGTACCTCTAAGGTGTATCTATGGAACCTAACGTCAGATGATGTGCAGGAAGCTATAGACTGGGGTGAAGGCGAGTTACGTGTCTTAGAAGTCATTGAGGGCATGATTGTAGGAGTAACAGACCAATACCTAAACAACGCTACAGGTGCTGGAAAAGGAACGCTCATTATTCAGGTTTATCAAGGGGGCACACCACAGGTAATCAAGCAAGTCTTTACTGAAGCACTCACAGGTAAGTCAATGCCACTGAGTAAGTCAGTAAAAAACAACCGTCTCTTCTTTGCAGCAAAAATCATGACTAACGCAGCCGGTACAGAGTATAACGAGGGTATCTGGTCATTTGGACGTAAGAACGTGAACTACCCGTTTGCACTTAACCTAGATGTGATAGATGAAAACATCAACACTAGCGGCATCCAAGGGTTCGGGACAGCGGCTAACTACTTCTTTATTGCCCATTCAGCAGACGGCTCAGTAGATAAGACAAACGATGCTTCCACATACGCCTTTACAAGCATTTATGAGTCACAAATCATAGACTTTGAAGACGTGTTCTCTGATAAGACTCTATTGACCGTGGATGTATCTTTTGCACGCTTACTATCAGGACAAGCACTCACAGCTCTTTACAGACTTAATGGGACTACCTCATGGGTGACTATTGGTACGTTCGACACAGTAGGTGCGGTGTCTAAGACATTCTTAAACATCGAAGCAACAGGTCTACCACTAGGCTCAGGGCGAGAGATGGAGTTTAGGCTAGAGAGTACAGGAGGTTTAGAGATTACAGGACTGTCATGTAAGGCACGTATCAATAACAACGCATAGTATGGAAAACGACTTACAACAACAGGTAAACATGCTCCAGCAAAGACTTGAAGCACTTAGCTCACAAGTAAACGCAAACAACTTTGTTGGTAGCCAAGACTTTAACAAAGCGTCACGGTTTAACACACTGCTAAAGGTTCCAAGAAAGGACACCTTACCTACAACATGTGAAAGAGGGGAGCTAGTAGAAGACAACGGAGTATTAACAATATGTTCGGCAACAGACACTTGGACAGTCGTGGGGCAACAATAAAAAGTGGTATAATATAAGAATAATATGGCATCAGCAGCATCAAGAGCGAGGAGTAGGAGAAAAGCAAATGGACGGTCAAGAAGGTCATCTTCAAGCTCTTCAAGTAGCTCATCATCAGGTGGCTCTTCTAGTGGAACATCAAGAGCTGCACAAATCTCAGCAATTCAGAAAAAAGCGAACGAGATAAACAAAACTTTTCAAGCTAATAAAGGAAGTTATACCCAATCTCAACGCAGTAGTTTTGCAAAAGGAATTACTAGTGCCACAAACAGTCTTTCTAATATAAACAATTCTAATAGAGGTCGAGAGAACACCATCACTTCTGACTCTAATAGAGGTCGAGAGAACACCATCACTTCTGACTCTGTACGCGACACAAGAGGTTTAAACCTGCCAACCCCAACACCAGGAGATGACTTAACTAGCTTAACTGACGGTATTAACACATCACTAGCAGGTGCAGGTGGTTCCACTTACGACCCGGAAACGGGGTTTGTTTCGAATGCAGCGGACGGTGCGCCAGGCTCATCTTCTGACCTTTTCAATTCTTTCCTAGCGGAAAACAAATCAGCTCAAGAAGACCGACCGACCAGTGAGAGTTTCGTAAGAGAGATGCAACGAGAGCTACGGCCAAAAGAAAACCTA